TGCGCTGCGGCGACGGCTGCAAGCTCATCCCCGGTTGTTGCCCACCCTAACGAGGAGATGGTCCGAGCCTCCTCTGAGTGAGACATCCGCGCTCTTGCGCAATGAATCCGCAGGGCGACCCGATCAACGAAATCGCTGCGTGTCAGCCCTGTCTCGCGGCCATATGTCATCATCTTCGCCTCCCTATCCACCTCGACGTGCAGGGGGATCACGTGGAGGTCGCGCAACTGAGTGGCCCAATTGAAGAAGAACTGGGCCACTGTGGGAGCACACTCGGCGAAGTCATTTGCGCGCGCGACAAGGGCATCATGCCCTATCTGGGCGACGGTGTTGTAATCGCCCCGTCCGAAGGCCTGTGTCGCGGCTGCCGAGGAGGAGTACCCAGCATTCCGCAACGCGCGCGCGAGATCCGGCGCCCAAACGCCGGTTGGCCCACGAGAGTCAGTCACCATGCGACATCCAACAAACTCAACACTACCATTGCTGAACACCAGCTTCATGTCGACACCAAAGCGAGTAAAGGTGTCGGTGAGCTCGGTGCTTCTCGATGACAGTGCGCTCTTTGCGAATGTACACACGATGGAATCGTCGCCTTCATATGCGGCGCGAAACCAACGACGCTGACCCCATACGTCCACAACATTGGCATGTCCCTTTGCGATCTGGTGGGCATTTGACCCAAAGACACCGACGCCCCAAATCATGAAGTTCACAAGCCAGTTGAGACATGACGTTCCGCGGTGGCCTGAGCGACGAATGGCGTCGATCGTATAGCGCACCCACGGAGTGTATGTTGGTTCCTGAACATGCGTGTCCAGAACTTGGTTCATGTCATAGCTGTTGCGTTGCTTCATGCGGACGGTCTTCGCGGTGTTCACACGATGGTGCTCGTCTATCCACTCATCGGGAACGACGCCTCTGCGCTTGAGGTAGCCACCGATCCGCTCGAGTATTGGGTTCTCGGTGAGGTCGCGGAGCTGGTGGGTCATGGTGGTGTCCCACGCAGACCCATCGCCCTCTACAACCTCGACGGTGGCACCACGCAACTTGGTCTTTGCGGGAACGCGGAGGTGCGAAGCAACACGTGCTAAAGCTTCGTCCTTCGGGGCCTCTTTAATGGAGCTCTTATTGTAGGTGCAATGATAAATGCAGTGCTCCATGACGGCGAGGGGGAGTAGGGCCATGACCTGGCCTAGATCCCCGTCGGCGATTAAGCCACGCACGGCTTTGCCCATGGGCATGGGCTCAGCCTTACATGAGGTTGTACAATCATATTGGTAATGTGGATTGGTCATTAGACGCTCCACTGCGGCCTCATAGCGCTCGTGGCTCCACTTCTTGCTCTTGATCGCGGCGAGTTCGGGGTTCGCTTCAAAGAAGGAATCCATGTTCTCACTCGTGAAGCAGTGCTCGAACAGGGCGCGACGGAGCAGCTTGAAGTTAGCGCGGTCAGTATCAGTGAAATGCGGGGGCTTGCGCTTCTTCTGCACCCGATGCCATATATACGACAGCGTGTTGCGCTCAGTCGTGTTGTAGAAGACGCGCGGTAAGGTGGTGGGGGCAAAACGCACCGCGACGGTGCGGCCTTCAGGGGCGCCGACAGCGTCG